AGAACATTACAGCGTATGAATTAAACAGCAGAGATTCAAGAATTGGCGAAATAACAAATATCGCAACATCAATATTAAATAACTACACAGAAGATGAAAAAAGAAAAAAGATTAATGATGAGAATATCAGTTTGCTTAGGATTTATCAAGGTAAAGAGATTGACTTTATAAAGACTGGTAAACGTTGGGTAATAACTAAATCATTAAGAAAGAATCTACAAAAGTTACCATACTTTGTAATGCACAATTATCCTAAGAAGATGAAGGTGTATGAAAAGAGGAAGACTAGAAACAAAGAGTTAGCAAAAGACGGAAAGGATAAGATTCAGTACAACGCTTTCCATTCACCTTCACCAATGAATGAGTTGTGTGACTATATAGAAACTTGGGAAGTAAAAAATATCAAGTGGTCTAAGATACAAAATGAAACATATCATTTATTATACAACCATGATATTGAATTCAGCAAGGACAATCCAATATTTAGAAAGTGTAGAGAAATAAATGAATCGTTCTCTAAAAAGTGGATTAATGTAGTTAGGAATGAAGATATAGAGGAACGTTCTAAGGGGGTTCATAATCTATTTAAAGAGTATGTTGCTATATTAAGAATGAATGAGGAGGAATGTGGAATAGATTTATTTTCAAACTACTTTATTCATGCTTCAAATTATAGGACGCAGTTGAATAAGCATTTGTGTTGGGAAGCATATGGTGATATTATTTTAGAAAACATTAGAAAAAATACCACTGACCAAAATCCAATACGAATTGTAGAGTGCGATAAAAATGACATTAATGCCAAAGAATTTTTAGGTAAATGGTATAAGGTGGAAGAAATTGAAAGAGGTGCGAATGGGGCTTAATTTTATAATGGAGGATTATTCCACTGGCATGATAGATTCGATAGATGAAGTAAAAAAAAGAATATGGGGCAGTAAATATAGGTTTACAAAGCTATATAATACAATAGAGTTTGAGCCACGACTTGAGGAATTAAGTGGCTCAAATGAGCTTTATGCTTTGTTTGAGGTGTATTCAAAGTTACCTTGTATAAATGTCAAGAGCAAGTATAATGACGATAATATGACAGCATATGACTTTATACGGATACACATAAACAACACATGGACATATGTATGTGAAAAGGACTGCTATTTGCCAAAGGAATATTATAGGCGAATGTATTATGCCAAAGAATTATACTTTGAAACAGTTGGCAAAATTAAAGAAGGTGTGATTGTTGATATTCAAGACTTGTCTGATAGACTAGAAAAAAACTATTCAGAGGCAGATAGAATAAAGAGATTTGCTAACAATAGGAAGATGGATATTTCTTGGGATGAGTACGTGAAAAGGGTAAATATGTATTTAGATAGGATATCTGTAAACTTCAAGCCAGTGGATGTATATGAAGAAGAAAATCCATTTAATGATATTGACTTTGAGAATTTAATTGGGTATAGTGATGATAATTATGCTGTAAGTTACATTAATAAGAGTATAACTGGGTATTTTAGGAATGAGTATATTGAGAGTATGGGAATACCAAGAAATCAAGAGTGTAAAATTAAAGAATGTTCAGAATGTGGTCGTTTGATTAAGATTACCACTAGCAACAATAAATATTGTAAGAGTTGTGCTAGGTTAAAAAAAATAGAAAACACAATATTAGCGAGAAATTCAAAGAAAAACTGTGATTGTTGAAAGCGAACAATCCCCAAACACGTTGGAAGAATGTTGAAATTTCAATATGTTGAGCGGTGTAAATCGACTGTTGTACCTTGTTATTTATCGGTGATGGTAAGCATAAAAACACTATGTTTTACCTACAAAATAGAAGAATCCAAATTTAAAATTTCAAGGAGAGAGAAGAATGAAAAATCGTGCAGAATTAGTAAAGGTATTTCAAGAAAAATTTGAGTTAGCATCAGCAGAAAAAGCTAAGCAGTTTGTCGAGAAAATCGAAGAATTATTAAAAGATGAATTAAAAGAAGGTGGATATAAATTCGCTGGAATTACAGTTGAACAAGATGAGAAAAAGGCATCATCTGGATTGTCACATACAACTACTCCACCTACACCTTGGTCGAAACCAGCCCACATCACAGTTAAAACAAAAGTTTCTAAAGAGTTAAAAGAATTGGTTTATAGAGAGCTATAATGGGACTGACCTGAGAATTCTGCGGAACTCAGGCAAAATAAATAGTTTTTAGTCGGTTGTACTATAACAATCGACTTCCAATGCCAAGTAGGCTAATAAAAGGTTGCGACTTACCGCCGTGGAGGGTTAGATGGATAGCAGTGAAGTTTTGGATGTATTAAAACAAGATATTGAATTGCTTATGAGCAGACGGACGAAGGCGATTGAAGAAGGGGATAGTAGGGTCTCATTAGAAACAACAAGGTTGATTAAAGATACGTTAGATTTAATCAACAGACTCCCTAGAGATACGTGGAAAGATTACGAGTTTTCGATGAATGAATATTTAAGAGAAAACTTCAAACAACACTTGGATTCTCATAAATTTGAAGATTATGCACAAAGGCAAATATATGAGATTGGGTTTAATAACGGAATTGGTTTGGCTGAAATGATTATCTTTAATAAAAACAGAAAGATTAAATAGCAAATTGGCTTATACGAGCAATTTTAAAACACATATGGGTTAATGTATAGGCTTGGTGCATTAACCCCCACACAAGAGAAGAGAGCATCGACTTGTAAGAATGTCGATTAATAAAGAAAGCTTTTACGAAAAAGAAGGGCTTATTTAAAATAAGTCGTGCAGTTAACCACAAAACTTGTGTGGATAAACTATGGCTTTGATGGGTTGTGCCTAACAATCCATTACCAATAGAGTCTAACATCCGACTCATTTTCATATTATACTCCTTTTCAGCCCTTCGGGGCATACATAAAAACTTAATAGAATCTAATTCGTATTGGTTTGCGAACGTCTAGCAGTACGCAACTGCATTAATCTTATTGGAGGCTTATATGAGCAAATATACCAAAAGAGAAAAAGTTTGTACTAGATGTTTTGAGTGCAAATTTGACTGTAAATCAATAGAACCAATACCTTGTGATAATTTCTCAAGGGGATACAATAGATTTGAATATAAGAAATTACTATCTGAGCAAAATGTAAATGTAAAGAAATTATGTGATAAGAATAATTTATCATACAATAGAATGATGGATATGTTGAATGGTAGAATGATATTTCACTATAAGTACGCCTACTATTTAGACACAGCGTTATTCGAGAAAACCGAGTATCTAAATTATATAGAGAGGGTTGAATATGGGAAATAAAAAAGACAAAGCTAAAATTCACTTTATAGGGAATTCAAGCGAGCAAGTCACTGGGTCATCATACCTTTGTACTTTTAAAGATGAAGTAACAATGGTAGACTGTGGTTTCGTTCAGACAGCAAGCAAAATTAAGCAGTGGCAATTGAATAACGCTAATTATAAATTCAAAGTTAAAGAAGTTGACAATATAATTTTGACTCATTTTGGGCATTTAGACCATCAAGGTGGATTGCCTAGATTATACGCAAATGGATGTAGGGCAAAAATTTTTGCATCAAAAGGTGCTAGACAATATTTGGCAGTTGCATTTGCAGATGGGTATAAAATTCAAGTGGCTGACGCTGAATTGTTATCGAAACAAAACGGTAGACAATTTAAACTAGGATATACGGAAGATGATATTGAGAATTGTTTAAATCATATTGTTGAATGTGAGCCGAATAAAATAATATCAATAGGTAAATATACGTCATTTAGATTCTCTAGTGCCTACCACATCGTTCAATCTAATCAAGTTGAGTTATTCTTCAATGACAAAAATTATAAGCGTACAGCTTATTTTAGTGGCGATTTGGGCAATACTAATATTGACAAACCATTTCTTGAACCTTTCAAGCCAATTAAAAAGTTTGATGTAGCTGTAGTAGAAACTACCTATGCAATGAACCCTAAATCAGTTGGTGAGAAAGATAGAGCTAAGGACAGAGAGAAATTACAAAGTGTAATCAGACAGACTTGTTTTGAGAACAAGGGTAAAGTAATCATAGCGTCATTTTCTATGATGAGATTACAAGAGTTGATGTATGAATTGTATCAGATGTATCACGAAGACGAAAATTTCAAGACGGATATTGTAATAGATACACCACTTGGAATTAAGATATGTGATATGTTCAGCGATTTGATTCCAGAGAAAGATTATGAGTTATGGTATAATATCGTAAACTGGGATAGATTTATATTTGTAAAAGATTGGAAAGATAGCGAGAGTGCTGTAAAATCTATCAAACCAAGCATATGTATTGCTAGTTCGGGCTTTTGTCAAGGTGGCAGAATTTTAGACTACATTCAACACAGCTTGGGCGATGAACGAAATACGTTTGTGTTCGTAGGCTATTCTAGTGCTGATAGTTTAGCTGGCATAATTAAAGAAGGTAAGAAAAAACTTGTTGAAGTAAATGGAATACAAGTAAAGAATAAAGCTAATGTGGTAAATCTACTAAGTTTCAGTTCACATATTCAGCACAAGCAAATGTTGGAGTTGTACTCTGATTTCAATTGTAAAGAAATATACTTGGTTCATGGTGAAAAAGAGCGTCAATATCCATTCGCAGAGTTATTGAGTGGTGAGTATGCTAAAGTTGGGAAAACTACCAAGGTGTTTGTACCAAATATAAATGATGAAATTGTTATTAATTAACTCCCCGATTAATGTACTTTCGGGGAAGTGGTTTAGTAAAATATGTAATTTGTAGGCAAGCCAATCTGATTAGGTTGGTTTTATTTTATTTGCAGATGGGAGAGAGTATGCAAACAAAACGTGAAACAAATGAGTCATACGATGACTATTCGTATAGACTGTATAAAAATAGGCAACTATATGGACTTAAAAATGAAGAAGTTGCAGATTTAATTAAGCAAGAATTTGGAATTACAAAAGACGAATCAGCGATAAGAAAAGATATGACATCATATATCAGAGGCTTTGATAATGGTTATGAAAAAGGCATTATGGATTCCGAACGAAAAGAAATGGACAATCCACTAATTCCAAAATCACACCTTTCAAAGCTAAAAGAAATCACTGGTGAATATGCGATTAGAAAAAGAGATATGGAATTAACTAGGCTTGAATTGTCACGATTAAACAGGCAAGTTGTTCCATCTATTTTATTAGCAGAACAATATGAGAATCACTTATTAGAATATGGTATTAATGTTTTCAATGGTTTAGAATTTAAAGAAAAGAAACAAGGCACTTGCGTGATTAAATCACTTCCATCTGATTGGCATATTGGTGTAGTTATTGACGAGGAATACAATACCTATAATTACGCTGTGGCTGAACGCAGAATGAGAGAGTATACCGAAGAGGTATTAAACTATGCCAAACTTTTTAATGCTCACACGATTAGCATAACGTCACTTGGGGACGTGGTTGAGAATACAGAAATGCGTGGAAATCAGAAGTTTGATTGTGAGTTTAACTATGCAGAACAAGTGGCGAAAGCACAAGATTTACTCATGCAACATATCATGGACATTCTAGCAGAGGGATATAAGGTTGATTTGTCTGCTGTATATGGGAATCATTGTAGAATGACTGGGAACAAGAATGATAGTATTGATACAAGTAATGCAACATATGTGATTATGGAAAATATCAAGAAAACATTTGACTACCTAAGTCAATATAGTGGTAAAAAGTTTGATATATCATTTGTTCAAAAAAACAGCAAATATAAATATCACAGCGATAATTATTATGGATTTAAAATAAGATATCAGCATGGTCACAATGATAGCAAAGCAGACACTTCTAAAATTGAAAAATATAACGGAGTTGATGACGAAAGTTATGATGCTTTAGTGTTTGGTCACTTGCACCATTTTAGGCTGATTCAATTAAATAGAAATCAATTTGAGATGTACTGTTCATGTTTACAAGGTTCAAACGAATATGGCAGAGATGTTGTGAAATCAACTGCAAACGCTGGACAGTCAATAATCGTTATATTTGAGAATGGAACTGCTTTACCGATTAACATTGATTTACAATAAAATACTTGGGGAGAAGGTATTTATGCGAAATGATTCATTTGTAACGCCGTTCATGAAAGATTCAATTGTTGAGGATATGAAAACTCAATCGGCATTAAAGCATAGAACGATATATATGTCGGAAAGTGTCGATGAAGACAGTGTATTCAAATTGAATTATTATTTAGATAGAATAGTTAGGCTTGATAGCAAATTAAATACAAAAGAACCAATCACAATTATTATATCATCATTTGGTGGTTCTGTATATGAAATCCTATCATCAATTAGTAGACTTGAAAAGATGCAAGAAGATGGATATATTATTAAAACAATTATAGACGCAAAAGCGATGTCTTGTGGAAGCCTTTTATCTCAATGTGGAAGCAAAGGTCATAGATATGCAAATAGATATTCTACAGTGCTATATCATCAAGTTTCTAGTGCTACATGGGGAACATTGGCAGAAATGGAAGTTGGTATTGAGGAAACACAAAGACTGTGGAATCTAATGAAGTCAATTACGTTGAAACATACAAACGTTTCTGATGAATGGTTTGAAAATCTAAAAGAGAGAAATAAGGACTTGTATCTAACGCCTGAGCAATGTTTGGATTTGGGTATCATAGACCATATTTTATAGGAGAGAATTATGAGTGAAAATCATGTAGAAGAAACGATTACAGAAGAAGAATTGTTAGAAATGATGTCACAAATCAAAGGTGAAGGGAAGTCTGAAATTGAAATGTTCAGAGAACCTTTTGAATATGACGTGGATAGCTTGGTAGAAATATCACAGACTGATGAATTTAAGCGTGGTTCTAAGCTTGCTTCGTACTATGTCGGGATGTATTCAACCCTATTAAATTTTGGAATGGACATTAAATCGGCACATGACATTGTTATTAATCAACAATCATTAGACGCAAACGAAAAGATTCAGAAAATGAGCGTTGAAATGAATATTGAAGTTTCAAAGAATCAATCTTTAGCAGTAGAAAGAAATCAATTATAACAACAACAGAGAGGGCTAAACTCCCTCTCTCCCATATTATTAATTTACATAGGGGCACTATTCTATCTCTCCCAGATGGCAATAGTCATTTGAGGATAGTGTCTTCTTCTTAGGTGTCTCTATGTAAGTTAATAATGCAAACATAGCGTGAGATAGGTTGGGCTTATAATCTAACCGACAAGTGATACAATCCTAAATATTTGCTTCTCACGTTTACTTTTTAGGAATATTATAAAAAATATAGAGATGTAAAGATAATTAATTATAAATAGGAGAGATGGTGATTTAATATGGCAACGACAGAGAAGTTGTTAGCAGATAAAGCAAAAGCTAAGGCGAGAAGTGGCAAAAAGAAACCAGTTGAAAAGCCAAAGTTGTTCTGCCTAATACATCCGAATGGTGTCACTGAATTGGCAGAAACTCAATTTTATGTAGTAAGAGGGGAATCAATTTTTTCTCAAGTTGGTAAAATAATGATTTGCAAAGCTTGTTGTTCTAGGTTATACCAACAATATTATACAGAGACACAAGACCCGAAACTTTCAATGTATTATGCGTGCAGAAAAATGGACATAGCTTTTATTAATAAAGTTTACGAATCGTCTTTTGAAGAATGTAATGGTGATTGGACTAGGGTGTTGGGATTTTATATGAAAAACTACTCTAGCTTGGGGGCTAAAAACGGGTGGAACTATTCATTTGATAATAGTGAAAGCTGTGACATGGATTCTAGCGAGGTAGCAGAGGAAAGTGAGTTAATAGAATCAAGAGGAAAACTAACAAGAGAAGAAAAAGAAATAAAAAAACAAGTTGTACTAGCTTTAAATGAAGACCCATTCGATTCTTTCCCAATACAAGACCAAAAATATCTGTATAAAAAACTACTTGATTATTTTAAAGACGAAGAAATACTAGAGGACACATACAAAGTTTCTCAAATAATCCAATTAGTTGTAAACAATAATCAGATTAGAATATTCTCAAATGAGCTAGGTAAGCTGAACATGAATCCTTTAGACAACATGGATAAAATTAAAAGTTTAAATGCTATTATAAAAGATATTGTAATGAACAATGATAAAATTGCTAAAGAGAATGGGGTGTCAGAGAAGAATAAAAAGAACCAAAATGTAGGTGGAAACACATTAGGGTCACTCATGAAAACTATGAGGAGTTTAAACTTCAAAGATGCCGAACAGGATTTTTACGACATGAAAAAGGCTTATGGTATGCAACAAGCAGAGCTTAAATCGTTACAAAATATAAAAGAGCAAATAGTTTTTGATGAGCAAGATATAGATGATATGATTAATTATCAAAGAGAAATGATTAGAGATTTGCAAGGAAAGCTAATGGATAAGGAAGAAGAAATAAGGATGTTGGTAAGTGGTGAGGTGAAAAATGTCGAATAGCAAATTTTTATCTAACCGAAAAAGACAATTATACTTTCAAAATTCTAAGCTTTTAAAATATTGGAGAAGAAATCCAGTAATCGCTTGTAGAGATATACTTGGAATAGAACTGCTAGATTATCAGAAATGGCAACTAATGATGTCTTGGAATAAACCATACGTTGTTTGGTGCTGTGGCAGAAATAGTGGCAAGTCGTTTGTTGGTGCAATTATAATGATTTTGAAGTTTCTGTTATTTGAAAATCAACAAATATATATTATTTCTAGTGTAGGTTCGCAATCCCAAGAGACATTTATGAAAGCAGAGAGTATTGCAAAACAAAGAATCGAATCTACAAAGGACTTGAAGGACATATTCTTTTACGAGGTAATAAAGAGTAGTAATGGTGATGGATTTATTCACGACAAGACAAGCTTTAGGATGTCAAGTTGGAATGGAAGTAATATATTCACACTAAACGGAAACCCAGATAACAATAGGAGCAAGCGTGCGACGCTTGTTTTCTTTGACGAAGCTGGGTTTTCGTCAGAAGAAATTATTGCAGTATCAGAAGCATTTGCGACACAAGAGTCGGACTTTGCTACTGCAACAGATTCTAGTTTTGATATTCGTGGTGAATTTAAAAAATGTCCAACGCAATTAATATTTGCATCGTCAGCAAGTGATACTACTTCTACTTTTTGGAGAAAATACAAAGAATATTCAATGAAGATGATAGCTGGTGATGACAGGTATTTTTGTTGTGACATATCTGTAGATATACCACTTGCACCACTCAAGGACGGCGAAAAATACGCCCCATTATTGAAAAAGTCTCAAGTGGACGACGCATTAAGAACGAACAGAGAGAAAGCACTTAGGGAATATTATAACAAATTCCAACAAGATGGTGGAGAATCACAGATAATAAAAAGAGCTAGAATCACAAACAATGAAACGTTTTTACTTCCGAAACTATCAAACACTACTGGAGATGAGAAATTTGCCATAGCAATAGACCCTGCACGTACATTTGATAATTCTTGTTGTACAATAATGGAAATAAAGTACGATGAAAATATTGGATACTACGGCGAGCTATGCAATGGTGTCACGTTTGCAGATTTAGGGAAAAAGAAAAAAACCCCAATGAGAACACCTGAGCAGATTAAATACGCAAAACAGTTGATATTAGATTATAACGGGAATGGTGTTCCAGATTATCAGAATATAGAAGCGTTGTTAATAGACTCTGGTTCTGGTGGTGGTGGACGCTCGTCTTGGGCTGACGCATTATTGGAAGATTGGAATGACGCAAAGGGAGTAAAGCATAAGGGTTTTATTGACTATAACGACCCAGAATATGCGAATGAGAGAAGCGAATTTCCTAATGCGAGCAAGATATTAAACCTTGTATCCCCTCAGAAGTTTAAAAAACAAATGTGCGAAGAATTGATTGAGTTAATGGACTTGGACTTGATTAAATTTCCAAAAGAGTACAGTGGTAAGGGATATGTGACATTGGCAGTAGACGATGGCAATGAAAGGGATATTAAGATTAGACACTTGACGTTGGAAGAAGAGTTAGCTTTGATATATATGGATATATTAAAAACAGAAACTACCTCTATTCATAGATTCCAAAATGCTGAAAAAACTAACACCGTTTATAAGTTACCAAAAGACAAAGAAAGAAAGATGCATGACGATAGATTTTACACACTTTTATTATTGGCTCATCACTTATACGAAAAACGCCGAGAAGACCAACTTTCAAAATCACGTAGTAGAAAAGTTGTAGATTTATCGCAATTCAAATCATGTGTTACGCCAGTATCATTCTAAGAGAAAGGAGGTGGGCTATTGAAGAAAACGACAATTGACGAGAATGACAATTTTGTTGTAGAAATAACAGAAGATGTACTCGAAAACACAGATGTAATAACTAGCAAAGAAGACTTCACAAGCAAACTTGTACAGCGTGCAATTTCATCATATTCAGGTGGGGACAAGACTTACTCGCAGAACATAACGGAACAAACATTTATGCGCACAGCGTTGACAGAAGATACTATATCAAAACTTGCATTTAAAGCACAAGACAATATTGCTAACATTCAAGAAATAAATGGATACATTGACTTCTATCTGAATAAGGATGACATTATAGGTAAAACATATGAGGTCATAGAAGCCAATGTTAATGCGAAATACCAATTATCATATCCAATAGTAGAAGGTAGAAACAAACAGAACGCATTGAATAAGGTTAAGGCTGTCATTGATAAGTTTAACCAAGAGATAGAGCTTGAAGAACTTATTATTGAAACAATTCCATATGCTTACAGTAATGGTAATAGAATATTATATCTGCGTGAGAAACCAAATGGTGGCTATCAAGTAGACAAATATCCATTAGGAGTTGCTAGGATTTCCGATTATAAAATCAACAACGAGCCTATTGTAAATTTATCAATCCCTGATATCTTATCTAGGTTGAGTGGGAAAACTGTATCGGACTTTGGCTATGGTACTACTATGAATGTATCGGACTATTCACTGTTTAAGAATTACGATGACGAGGTTAAGGCTAATTTCCCACCAGAAGTATATTCAGCTTATAAGAATCAATCGGACACAATTGTAAGACTAAACACAGACAAAACCGCTGTTATTAGAACCAATAATAGAGGTAAGAAATATGGTCTATCCCCTATATTCAAAGCGTTAAGTCCAGCGTTAAAGTTAGAGATACAAGAGAAAAGTGATAGCTCAAACTCTAAGGCTAGAGGAAAGAAAATCATCTTTCAAAAGATAGATTCTAAGCTATTAGGGGAAAACGGGAAAGACATTGATTTGTCATTACCTGTATACTCACACGCTGAATTAATCAGAGCTTTGAAAAGTGAGGTAGCTGTATACACTGGTGCGCCTTGGGTAGAGTCAATCACATATGTAGAGCCAAAAATTGATAACACTGTAACGGATAGTTTAAATTATTACAAAAGTAAGGTATTGTCGGCTTTGGGTATAGCATTTCTTAACGGTGACTCTAAGACTGGTATGGTTGTATCTCAATTAAATTTCACAGAATTAATGAGAACAATTGATAAAATATCAACACAACTAGAACATAATATCAACAAGTGGTATAAGTATGTTTTAGAAAAAGAAGGTTTGCCAATTGCATATGCTCCGACTATCACTGTGATGGACTCGGAGTTGATGGAGTTAGAATTACGTATGGCACTGGTTGAGAAATTATTCAATGCCTTTGGTGCAAGTTACAAGACGGCATACGAAATGTTGGGTGTTGACTATAATGATGAAATCAATAAGCGTAAGGAAGAAAATGAGCAGAAATTAGACGAATTAGTGTTCTATCCTAGAATGAACGCAAATACTTTTACTTCTGATGGCGTTGACAACAAAGACAAGCAAAATCCAACCGTAAACAAGCAAGTACAAAATCAAGGTGGTGATGAATAGTGAAGCTATTAAGCGAGAATTCTAATTTTAGAGTTTACTTAGAAACTATTGATAGAACCCCATACACTATAAAAATATCAACCTCTGGTGAACTTTTAGGAATTGAGAAATACGATTGTGACAAATCAAGTGTGGCAGTTTCTCAACGTCTTAATAACGTAGAGTTTGGGTAAGGGGGAAATAATGGAAGACAATAAAATTTTAAGTTCAAGTAGGATAATGGAATTAGCAGAGTCAGAAGATGGATTATACATGACTTTGACTGGTCAATTATGTTACTTGGACGACTACAACGCAAATGGAATAAAGTTATTAAAAGGTGAAAGGTTCGATGAAAACCTAAACTCTTTAGTAGAAACACCAGTTGTTGCAAAATATGTTTGGAGTGAGGATAACGGAAGTGACTTCTCAGGACATGAAGCATATAGGGATTGGCTCACTGGCGAAATTAGGTTTGGGACAGAAGCAATAGGTGTACATCAAAAGGTTTGGGTAGAAGACAAAATGGTAAAACCAGTGTTCTCAGACACTGAAAAAATGTTGCCAGTTGTTATGTACCAAGCGAAGATATGGTCAGATAGGTTCCCCAATTTTGCAAACGTAATTAGGAAATTATATGCACAAGGGAATTTAGGCACAAGTTGGGAATTAATTCCAAATGCAATTAAACAAGAACAGTCGGATATTACGGCTATACCAAATCCAAGAAGTTCGGATGATTGGACTCTTATTGGCAATTGCTTATTGGGTAAAGACGTGATTGGTGCATACGAGGGAACATCTAAGGTTACTAACATCGCTACTGCTACGAGTGTACAAAGCGAAATAGCACAAGCGTTGAAAGAAGATATGGACAAGTTGTCCGAAAATAAAAAAGATGGGAGTGTCCAAATGGAAGAAAGATTAAAAGAACTAGAATCTCAACTTGCAGAAGCAGTTAAAAAACTTTCAGAATATGAAAATGCAAATAAAGACGCTGAAATTGCAAGTTTAAAGGAAGAACTTGAAAATCTTAAATCAGAGAAAGCTGACATCGAGGCTAAATTTGTTTCTACTACTGAAAAAATTGAGTCTTTAACAAGTGAAATTTCTGAATTAAAAGAGTACAAGGAAAAGTATGATGTAATTGAGGCTGAAAAAGCAGAGCAAGAAAAAATTGTTAAAATTGCAGAATTAAAAGAGATGGTAGTTAAGGGTGGTTTTGTAAAAGAATCTGAGCTTGAAACATCTGAGGAATTAAAAACTATGCTAGAAAATTGCGATGAGAATGGACTAAAAATTTTCAGAGCTGACAGAATTTTAGCAAGCACAGAGATTGCAGAGGTAAATAGTAAAAAAGATAAAACTGAAAAAAGAGAGTTATCCGAAACTAATAACATGAAGAAAAGCTTCATGGACGAATTTTTATCCAAATAGGGAGGAATCAATATGTACAGAAGAATGAAATCAAATTTTGGCAAAGTAAAAGATGCTACATTTAAAGCTGGTGTTGCCATGAAAAAAGGTATGTTAGTTACTAAAAATTATACGACTGGTGAAGTAGAACTTCCAGCGTCTGCTACTGGAACAAATGTGTTTATCGTAGATTTTGACCCAGAAACAGTTGGTCTTTTAGCGATTGAAAACAACGTTTCTGATTATGATGCTAGAATGAATGACATCGCAGAAGATGCTAAAGTAACATTGGAAACATTACAAGTTGGTGAAGAATATGGTACTGACCAGTTTATCGCAACTGGTATTGCAGTAGGCGATGCTCTACAAGTAGGAACTGACGGCAAGTTAGCCAAAAAAGCTACTGGCACATCACCTTTAGTTGCTACAGACATTGCATATAACGACAACGGTAACACATTATTGTTATTCACAGTAACAGAAAATCCATTTGCGTAATAATTAGGAGGGAATAGATATGTACGAATTATCAGAAGTAATGGCAAAAGATGGTAAGATGCTCGAGTGGGCACAAACGATTAATAAATTAGAGTTAAATCCACTTATCCAACTTTCAGAAGAAGACAAAATGATTTCTGAGGCAGTTGATAAATGGGCTAAAGAAATTGGAGAAGGTGTTAGACCTTACAAAGAATTGTCTGCATATTTACAAAAAGTAATTCAGCCAGAAGTTTACAATGCACCAATGGACTTATTGAATATGTTCTTTGAAGACCAACCATCTATTGGTGAGTTTGACGATTGGACAATTGACAAAGCACCAAAGAATACGTTACAAGCATATGAATCAGCTAAAAACGGTAACGTTAGAAAATCGTATATTGACTTTGAGAAAATCACACCAGTAAATACACATCTTCAAATTGAAACCGAAGTTAAGATGATGGATTTGAGAAAAGGTGGATTCAAAACAATTGCAAGATTAACGCAGTATGCTATTGACGAGTTAAGAAATAGAATGTTTTTCTCTATGTTCAATACAATTGATGCTACAATCGTTGGTGGTGACCAAGTCGCCTCTGTTGCTGGTGCTCCAGACAAGACAACTATGGACAAGCTTGCAAAATATGTAAGAAGCCAACTTGTTAATGGAACACCTTTGACAATTTCAAACTCTGATAGAGCTTATGAAATTTCGGAAGTACCTGGGGCGACTTTGCTTTCAGACACCATGAAAGACCAAATCAACAACAATGGTGTTCTTGCACTGTACAGACAATTGAGAATCATGGAGATTGCATCTTCAAGAGAAACTGGTAACGGCGACAAGTTAATCAATCCAGATAGAGTTTATGGTATTGCTGGTACAATTGGAGAAAAAGCACTAAAAGGTGAACTTAGAGTATTATCTTCTGAGGATATTAATAACGAGGTAATTAACCTTAAGTTTACTGGCTTTGAGTTCACTTACGCAATCACATATCCAGAGAAAGTTTTCAAATTAACAATTTCACAATAAAAAATACAAAGAGGGGTGCGAATCCCCTCTATTATTACAACTTTTAAAAGGAGAGATAGGTTATGAAGGCGACATATATCGTAAGAAATTATCACAGCTTTATCAGTGTTCCATCAGAGGATGATAGAAAACCGATTTTCTTTGAGTCTGGTGACTTTAACGACTTAATTCCATTCACTAGAAAATTAACATACGAGCAGATTGAATTTATTAATTTGAGAAGTGACTTGTTCAAAACTGGAAGATTAGAGTTTGAAGAAAAAGATGAGAAGGAGCTATTTGAAAAATTAGACATCAATAAAGATAAAGTTTATAAGGCAAGTGAAATTATTGACATCGTAAGATATCCAACTAAAGAAAAATTAGAAAGAATCGTAGCTATTGATGACATGAATGTTGTTGATTTATTCAGAGGAATTATGGTTTCAATTAAAAACCTTGGTAACGAAGATATTTCTAACAGGGTGATTGCCACAATTGATAAAAGACGTGACGAACTTTACAGAGGTAATGTTCACAATTCATCAATCATTGTTAAGAAAACTAAAGAAGAAGAACAGCGTGAAGCCGATGCGGTTAAGCAAAAGCAGTTAATTGAAGAAGCAGTTGCAAAAGCTAGATTGGAATGGGAAGCTGAAAAGTCAAAAGAAAGCAAGCCGACCAAAACTACTGCAACTAAGAAAACAGACAAATAAGAAAATACTCATATAGACAGAAAGGTTGGTGGTAGAATTGGCTACTTCTTTTGATAGTATATATGATATATTTTTCAAACGAGTTATCAATGACCCAGATTTCTTTGGGTATACAAATGTGCCAGACGTTGAAACACTAGAACTTATGAAGGCGAATGCGTTTGATTACATGATAGAGTCAATTTCTACGGTATATGAATTTTGCACACCGACAGTTGACTTTAATGATTACGATACAGTTGTGGAAGAATTTGGATTCGACTTTACAAAAACAGAGATTCAAATTTTTGCAAATCTAATGTTTGAAAAGTTCCTATCTAGGGATTATGCAAAGTTAAAAATATTTGAAAAGCACTTTACTCAGAATGAGATTAAAATGTTTTCGCCTGCTCAAGAACGTAAAACTTTTGTAGATATGCTTAGCAAAATAACACAAAGGAATATAAGTACGTTAAAGTCGTATGGCTCTAGGGATAGAATCACAAACGCTTTATTGTCTTATAATGTAAATGACCTATGATTGATTTAAATCTTTATAGGAAGTTGGCAAACACATACCAAGTGGATAGTTCTGAGCAGAACGCAATTAATAGTTTTAAGAAGCAAGCAGATAGAATGTGGGACAACACCATAAGCACGTATGATTTGCTTGCACATACAAATCGTGGTGATGATGTTTTGCTCACAGATTATGAAGGGACAGTTGTTCAATCGAGAGGGGTATTCAATTATGCCAAGACATACGACAATGAGCGTATGCAAAAAGGTGTACAACGTGTATATTTACAAAAAGATTCCGTTAAGCTTGGATATTATGTAGATAGAGTTGAAACATCTGAGAAGTATTTAATCATAGCAATTAACGAGGATAAGTTTAAGTATGAAGATGCCTTTGTTCAACGTTGCCATGATGACCTTAGATTCTATGACGAATTTGGTATATATCATAAAGTTCCATGTGCAATGAATAAAAGTAGTTTCTATGATTTAAAGAAAGACCAACTTGTCATGATTCCAGATAATCAACTTAGGGTATTAGTTCCATATACAGATGTTACCAAAATGATAAAGTGGGCAGATGAAGAATCCCCAAACTCAAAATATACAAGATTCATACTAAACGGTCAAGCGTATAAAGCAGTTTCGTTGGATAGTCATTATGACGTTCAATATGGTGAAGGTGTAATGGAAGTTAGACTCCAAGCAGACCAAATAAGCGCAACAGACGACCTGGTGAATGGAATAGCAGATGCTAACGTTTCAGTTACTTTAGAAATTCTTAATGGTAGTGCGTTGACAATTGGAAGTGGACAAACGGTTCAACTCAACCCAAAAGTCACCGTGAACACGCTAGAATTAACAAATCCGATAGTGAAATATGTATCAAGCAATGAATCAATTGCTACTGTAGACGAAAGTGGATTAGTCCTTAGTGTATCGAGTGGTATTACTACAATAACTGCGTCATATGGAAATGTGTCTGACACAATTGAGATTTCTGTGGATAGCTTGCCAATTGACAACTATACTATTGACATAACATCATCAAATGGAATCACCGACATAATTAGACTGAACCAAACATTATCATATACAGCTATATCGCTTATCAATGGTGTTGAATATATTAATGTTGGCACATGGGAGTTACTACAAGATGATGGAATTACACCTTTGCCATCTACGGTTGTTTCTGTTTTAGAAACAGTTGGAAATGTAATAAAGGTAAAAGCTAGTAAGGATTATTCCTTAGTCAACACATATTTCAAAATAAAATATACAGACTCTAATCATAGCGAAATGCTAAGGATTAAAATAAAGTCTATAATCTAAAGGGGTGATTTAATTGGAATTAAAAATAGGAAGATTCTCTGAAAAAGGTAGACAACTACAAAGCATTTTAATGGCACTAATTGAAGATGAAGCCTTCGTAAAATTAGTTCACAATGCGGATAAAACACCTCTTGAAACAGCTTTGCCAAATAGTTTTGACCCACAATCACTAATCAACACTAAACTGTATACGCAAGTGTACGAGCCACCTACTGATAAAGAAGTAGTAAACGTGTGTGTGTATTATAAAAGAGGTGGAATTGGTGAGGGAAGAAATAAGACTACGTTTTATAAAAACTCTGATATTGGTATATCAATTATTGTCCATAGGGATTTGTGGGATATTGAAGGTGGACTGAGGGCATTTGAGATTGCTGATAGGGTAGATTATATACTGAATAGGAAAAGTGTTACTGGGTCATTATCGAATGAATGGTTTAAGAAATTTCAATACTATCCAGTAAATAATTCGTATTCAGTGCTAGAGTTGTTTTACTCGAATTGGGATTAGGTGGGTGTATGAAACTAAACATACTATCACTTCAAGATGGTGATGATATAATATTAAGCAATGGACTTGTATTAAGGCAACCAACTGTGAATGATGTTAAGATATTGGGTGAGGACATATATCTTTGGTGGGTTTTCACTTGGGTAAACAAGCCATCTGACATCATGCACGGACTATGGAAGGCTGGAGTAGACTATGAACAACTTACACGAGACGACTTGTTTTCAGCAACCATAAAGAACTCAGAGCAATCGTTTGTGGAAATAGCAAAAATATTCTTTAAAGACACCAACTTTTTCGTTCAATACGATTCTGAGTATGAGATGTATTTGCTTCATTATAATACCATGTACGACCTCACGGTTAGGCGACTAGAACCACATGAGTGTGATGAAATAGCCTTGGTTTTTGAGAAGATACATCGGTACAAGCATCAGCCAATCAGAAAGTTTTCAACTCAAGGTGACAAGAAAAAAATACTAGACTATGAGATTGAAGAAGCTGAGTTTTATTATAAAAAAACAGATTTTAGTCTAATATCGTCTACAAAACAAAGTGTGGTTGTTTTAAACTCTAGGTCTTGGGAATATGTTTCTAACTTAACTGTTTATCAACTTTTGTCCGAGAGCTATGGTAGTATAAAATTTGAACAGACTAAATTACTAAAACAAGGTATTTATTCTGGGAACGTTGATTATAAGAAAATCAACAAGGATGAATTAGAGTGGAATAATTAATCAAGGAGGAAACACTATGCAATTAGCATTACAAAAAGTTCCTGTTGCTAGAGGTTATGACCTAATAACAGACGAACCAAAAATTACGTTAAAGTTTTTAAAAGATTTGACAATTACGAATGGTGGGGAAATGACTGCTCTTACACAAGATGGCACACCGTTAACACACTTTGACCATTCGGCATCATTTGTTTTATCTGGAACATCTGCTGTAATTGATGATGGCTTGATGTCATTGCAATTAGGAAGTGACATTGAAGTTTTAGTAAACACAAATGAAATCAGAATTAGTGAAACTGTTGAAGTTACAACTAATTCAGCACAGACAACACACGTTGCCACTGGGGTTGTTGGTGCTGAATTGAAATATGTTGAAGTGTTGGATTCATCTGACAACGTTATCGAAAAATTTGAGCAAATGACTGGTACTGTAACAACCAAAAAATTCACTTATGATTTTGCAACAAAAACCATCACATTCTTTGCTGGAGATTTGACAGATAAAACAAGAGTAAGACTACACTACTTCCCAACTATTGCCTCTGTAAGAAGATTAAGAAAACTAATCACAAATAGTTCTGCCACTCTAAGATGGGAATGTGATGCAATTTTCAAAGACGTTTGTAATTCTCAAGAAATGTGGGGACAACTCATCGTGCCAAAAGGTCACTTAGATATGTCATTCGAGTGGGCTACAGCAGAGGCTTCGGACGGTGCTAGTCATAATTTCTCAATCACGGGAGAAGCGACGTGCCAAAAACACTTATTTGACTTTGTAAACTTCAAAGAATCAGACATTTCATAATTGAGGTATCTATGGCTAAAAAAGCATGTTTTAATTGTAATGAATTGTATGAAATTTGCTACCTATGTGACACGACAACTAGATTCTCTTGGCGTGAAGTATGTTGCAGTGTAGAATGTTACACCAAATATCTTGACAAGATTAATGGGGATTTAGACAAAGTGGCGCAAGCGGTAACGAAGTCAAGAAGGGTTAGAAAGGAAGAAATTGTTTCAGAAAAATTAGAAGAAACTCTTGACAAATAATGAAAAATAAATTAAACTAAATATATAAGACTATTTCGGAGTCATGACCGATGAAGTGTATGGTGGGTATCCCTTTTCATATCCATCATACGTCTTAATATGTTAAGAAAAGGAGTTTACAACTAACTAAACCTAATGGGACGGACTTATAATCCCGTCCCTATTTTTTTACAAGGAGAGATAAAAATGAAAAAAACTGTTTTAAAAATTAACGAGATAACAATTGACCATTTAGTAAAAAATATTAAGCTGTCACGCACACCAAACGCAATCGCATTAATTAAAACAAACTGTATTGACGGTGATATAATTAACTATTCGGATTTAGTAGCAATCAAACTAATTACACTTGTACAATTGTCCCTCAAAGAAGATTACGAGCTAGAATTAACTAACGCTGATATTTATGCAACATATGATAAAATCGTATCTGTAGGCTTAGATAAAGTTATTTATGAAATTGTAGAAAATCATATGATGTTCCATCAAATTGTCAATCAAGAAATCGAACAAATTGAAAGACTACAATTTCAACAATCTAAAAAAGTAGTGCTTGAAGACGAATTTGGTACACTTATTATGAGTGGTGCAAATTTATTTGAAAGATTATCAGACAAGAAGTATGTTAATTCAATTGTTAAGACATTCCTAACAAACGCACCAAAGGATTTGGCATTACAACTTAAGCAATTAGCACCAGAGATTAAGCAATTAGCATCACAAATAAAGCAAGCACAACAGAATACAGAAACCAAATCATAGAGGGGTTATCCCCTCTTTTTTAGTGGGGAAAACTTCATGATAAGAACTGAACAAGAATTATTCAAATTAATGATGGAAGATTTACGAAAAGTTATGATTTTAAAATCGGAAGAAATATTAGATAGATGGCGTGATTTAATTATGCAAAATTGGTATAATAAACATCCAGAATCTAATAATTATAATAGAACATATGAATTATTAGCATCACTAACCTCAAGTGGACTAAAGCAAATACCTAATGGCTATGAAGTGTTGTTATATTTCGACACTGGTTTAATGCACATAGAGCGGAATGGAACATTTATTCAACATATTCAAAGAGATATACTTCCAGACCTAATAGAAGAAGGATATCATGTGTTTGGTGGTAAACAACTTGAAGGTGCGAATGCTTATGGTGAACTAATGTCAGAATTAAATGAAAAGAATTATTTCTTAGATGAAATACAAAATCAGTTTGGAACAAAGGTAACTTTGACAATTAAATAGAGGAGGTGAGTTTTTTGAGCAAATATGAAATAGGCTTGATAGGACAAATAGATGTAGCTCCGACCAAGAAAAACATTGACACGCAACTAAAGTCCATGAGCAAAACAATCCCCTCTATTGATTTGAGGATAAATACAGACAAAAGTGTAAAAGAGTTTAAGAATATAATTGTAGACGCTTCTAGTACAGTCCAACAATTTAACGCAGAAGGTAAACTATTCAAAGCTACAATGTCTGGCATTGACCAAGAGACAGGTCAAACTGTTAAAATAATGCAGTCGTTTGATGCAGTAACTGGCGATTTAAGCAAGACATTGACGACTCTATCTCGTGGTACAAAAAATTCAGAGGAAGAATTTGATAAACTTAGTAAAAGATTATCGGATTTAAAAGCTAAGGCTGAGACTACCATAAAGGTTATGTCGCATTATGCTAATAAAGAGCAGATGCAACGGGCAAAAAAATATAATGAACAATTGCAGTCAATGAATGAAATCACTAGGAAAGGTGTTGGTGATGCCGACTCTTTAGCGAAGAAGATTAACAATCTAAGCTCCGAAGTCCGAGCATCTGGTAAAAACGCACTAAACCTTAAAGAAGCGTTCATGGGGGCGTTGCGTTCGTTCAGTTTATATTCTGTTGTAATGGGTGGATTCTATGCCTCGTTAAGACAATTACGTCAAGGTGTAGAAGCTGTAAGAGAACTAGACAAGGCAATGGTTGAGTTGTTGAAGGTGACAGACCTAACGGACACAGGTGTTAAACAATTCACCCTTTCTGCTCAAGATATGGCTGATAATATTGCAAGAACCACGGCAGAAGTAGTTAGAGCGACCTCTGCGTTTGCTAGAATGGGTTTCGCAATAGATGAATCTTTACGTTTAGCAGAAGACGCTTTA